GCCGACTTCATCATGATGGTCTTGAACCGCTTAACTTTGTTACCCATGAGCGCTTCCATCATGGGGCTCATCGTGCGGGGTACGAAGTCGGGCGTGTCTTCCTTTGGCTCGGGTGCGCCAAGCAGTTCTTTCATCTGCTCGTACGACATCGGTGTGGTTGCTTCGTTCCACACTTCAACCGGCTTAGGATTCTCTCTGTCTTTGAAGTTAAACGTGCCCGGTATGCGTAACACCCGAGAGGCTTCGAACACAGAAGAGTCAACGATGAGCCCGTGCTCTACGCACAGTTCGCGCAACCGTTGTGAAAGTGGCTCCCACTCGCGGCGACCAACCGCGCTTTCTAGCAGCCAGTAAGCGTGAATGCCGTTTCCGGAATTCACCAGTATGGGTTTCGGCAGGTCGACCGCAACGCAGAAGCGCTTGAATTCTTGTAGACCCGTGTTCTGGTCAAGGTAGCCTTTGATGCGCCCCTTCTCGTCTGGAACTCCCTTGGTGGGGCCGCAGTCGATGTCCATCCACAGTGCGCGGAAATGGAGGGCGTTTTCATGAGTGCGGTTGGGTAGTGGCCCAAACTTGGCGCAGCCGAAGTAGGCATCGACGCCGGTACTCACGAACTCCTTAGCTATCTCCTCAACTTCTTCGCGTGTCTCTACGAACCGCTGATCTGGATACTTGCCATACCCGAAAACGCAGTACCGCCCCTGCTGCGGCAGCACGGCGTCAAGCAGGTCAAACGACATGAGTTATTTCTTGGAATGGGTGTCAATGTAGCGTTGGACTTTAAGAGCAAGCGAAGGCAGGGGGTGAGTCTCCCCCTTGAACCAGTTGTAGACCGTCATGCGGCTAACACCGAACGTGTCGGAGATAGCCTTGACGCTGATTCCCTTCGCAATGCAGAGGCGGCCCAAAGCTACACCCAGAGACCTAGCACTCGCGGTTTTGTTCGCCAGCACCAAGTTCTGGCTGTAGCCATAGCTCATGATTAGTCCTTACCCCAAGCCTCGACCACAGAAGCCAAGTCCTTCTTGGCGGCGGGAGCTTCCGGCTTAGCCTTGCTCTCCCGCTTGACGGGCTCAGCAACAGCGTCATCCTCAGTCACTGCTTTAGCAACAGGAGCGTTCAGCTTGGGCTGGCGACCAGACATGTCGGCTTGGTACGGAGTCATGATGACTAGCTTCTGAGTCTCAGGGGCAACCTTGCTGGTAACAGCGTACTCACCCTTGTTGATGAAGCGCGTCGGCGTGAAGAGCACCGACTGGTTGTCGTTGTTCTCGTTGAAGCTGATCTGCGTCACCACATAGTCCAGCGACTTGCCGTTGTTGGCGAGGTACTTGGTGTAGTTCTCAAAGGTGTGCGTGTTGTCGCCAACCGACTCGCCGAACAGCGACTTGGAAGCGAGGTTCATCTGGTACACCTTGCCCTCCAGCGAAGTGCCGAAGTCTTCCTCCAGCACCACAGCCAGTCGGCGAGAGTAGCGGCAAGCCTTAGAGTTGCCCATGCCCGAGCCCTTGATGTTCTGGGCGCAAGAGTCGCAACGGCTTGCTTGCGGGTTCTCTGCTTTCGGGTCCGGCGCGTTGCCGTCGTTAGAGAAGCAGTCCGGCGCAGTCGGCTCGGCATCAGGGGTCCACTGCTTAGCGTAGAACACGCGGCCCACCTTGGGCGAAGCGTTGACGATGACAACATTGAGGTTGCCCTTGACCTTACCCATCTCCTCCCCGCCGACAACCTTGCGGAAGATGCCGTTCTTGGGGACGATGCGGGGGGTGCCAGTGGTACCAGCAAGCTGCTTGGTCAGCGCACTAACGCCAGCCTGTTGCAGAAAGTCGGGCAGGTTTTGATCGAGAACGGTGATATTGCTCACTTCATTTTTCCTTGGAACGTCTAACAACCACGGTATAAGAATTTTCTACGTTGACCCCTTCCGGGAAAACGTCGGGATTCTCCTCAAGAAAGTCCTTCATGTGTGTTTGGTGAAGGCGCTTCTCAAGCAGGCCGTATGCATCGTGCTCTTTGATGAACCGATACATAGAATCCCAATCGTTCGTCCAGTACCGTGACTTCACTGAGCGAATGATTGTGCCAAAGGGTGTGCGGATACTGTCCGCGCCAAGAGTCTTGCATGCCTCAAGCATCTGCTGCTCGACCACATCCATCTGCTCTTGGATTTCTTTCTCTTTTGCCTCGGCTTCGCGGCGTACCGCGTCTCGGGCATCACGCATCTTCAGGTAAACCGAAGCCAACGTGTCCAGCGCAACGGGGGCAACTTCTGAATCCATCTAACTCTCCTCGGTTGGGGGAACGAACTCTAACACACGCTTTTACAATGTCAAGCACTTTCGGAAATTATTTCTCGGTAGAGGTCAACCACCTGCTTGTGGTTGCTGATGTTGCCCCGCAACATGGCGTACAGGCGGTTCTCTACCGGACTGCCGTGGATGTGGATGATGGTCATGGGGTTGACCTGACCGGGTCGGTCGATGCGGGCGTTGGCCTGCAAGTATGTCTCCACGCTGGTGCAGGGAGCGTACCAAACAATGGTGTCGGCGGCAGTTAGGGTAAGTCCGTGTGAAGCCGCCTGCGGCTGGATGATGAGCACCTTCGGGTCAGGTTGCTCTTGGAACCGCTTGACGATGTCCGTACGACGATTGACAGAAACTTCGCCGTTAATCACTTCGCATGCCACGCCATGCTTGGTCAGGTAGTCGCTCAGCAACTTGATCGTGTGCGTGAACGGAACGAAGATCAGAACCTTGTTACTGCACTCATCGACAATCTCCTGCACCACAGACAGCCGATTGGATACATCGAAATCCACAACCTCGCCCGTGTCGGTGTAGATCGAACCGCAGGAGATTTGGAGCAGCTTGTTGATCTGGGTGGCGGCGTTGACTGCGGAAATCTCTTCGCCCGCCGCCTGAATCAGCATCTCCTTCTTGAGTAGCTTGTAGAAGCCCTGCTGTTGCGGGGTGAGCGGAGCCTCTCGATCCATGAAGGTCAGAGGTGGCAAGTCGATGCAGTCCTTCTTTTCGAATCGGATCGCGGGCTGTAACGCCTTGTGTACTACGTGCTTAGCTGTAGGCTTCGGAGCATAGCGATACATGCTGACCTTGGTCATCACCATATCCCGGAATTCACCGAAGAACCTCGGCACTCCCGGTGGGTTGACCAGCCTTGCCAATCCGTAAGCATCCGCAGGTGACTGAGCTGCCGGAGTTCCGGTGAGCATCCACAGCCCCTTGATGGTTCGGGTCAAGTCACGCATGTCTTTCCACCGAGCGGTCTGCACGTTCTTGTAGGCTGACGCCTCATCAATAACGATCAAGTCAAACCCGCCGTTGGCAATCTCATCTTTGACGATACCGATACCATCGAAGTTGATGATGACGTACTCGGCACCGCTGTTGATGATCTGCTTGCGCTTATCCCTAGCACCATGTGCTACAGCAACCGTTCGATGCAGGGCGAAGCGAAACAAGTCTTGTTGCCAAGCTGACTTCATGATCGACAGGGGGCAGATTACCAAGACACTCTTGAGTAGCCCTAGCTTCATGAGGTAGTCGGTCGCCCAGATGACCGATGCCGTCTTCCCGGTACCCTGCTCGTTAAAGCAGAACGCCTTGGGGTAGCTAACTAAAAACTCGACTGTAGACTTCTGATGTTCGAACGGACTGACGCCCAATGGAGCGGGCCAGTCATACTCTGATAGGTTCACTTCTTCCGTTCCTTGGTGCTGGTTTCAGAAACAAGCTGGTGGTTGCTGTTGCGCTTGAACGAACGGTTCTTTGCAGCGGGCTCTAGGCGGGTGCCGTCTTTGTTGCTTCCACCTTTAGATAGAGCCTTGACGTGTGCAACATCCTTGCCTTCGCGGATATCAGCGCGTCCGTCGTTGTCTCGGTCGGCGTTCTTTTTGTCGATGGCTTCGCGGGCGCGTTGGCGCTCCATGCGGGCGGGCAGTTCGCCTCGCTTCTTTTGCATTTCATATTCATGTTTATAGGGTCGGGGGGACTTGGTGTAGGGCATGGTTAGCTCCTGTTGTACTCACAATCTTTCACCGCGCAGAACTTGCACAGTGGGCCTTGGACGGGATTCCACACGCCGTTGACTAGCGCCGCTTCGATACGGGCCACATCCTGCGCAGGCTTCTCGATGTACTTGGGCACCATCTCGACATGGTGCTCGACTTGCACGAACTCTTTGCTGACCACGAACGCCAGCGCCGACTTGACTCTAACTATGTTAGGGAAGTGCTTGAAGATGCCGATGGCAACGAGGTCGAGCTGTTTGGTGTCGGCGTAACGCGCCGACTTGCTGGTCTTGTAGTCTATGGAATACGCAAGCTGCTTGGCTTCGTTGATGACAACCAAGTCGGCGATACCGCGCCACCAAACATTCTCGGCATCGAACGCGCACGGCTCAAGGTCTTTGGTGAATCCGAGCTTGACCTCGCAGTGCTTGTCGCCCTCAATCTTCTTGATGTTCTCCATCATGGGGCGAACATAGGCGTACTGCTCGGGTATGGGGGTGCCGTCGCGTATGAATTCTTCCGCAGCCGTGTGCACAGACTTGCCATACAAGGTCGCCTGTGTGTCAGGCTCCTTGATGTCCTTCACAACTTTTGTACGGTAGTACTTGCGCGGACATTGCTGGAATGTCTTCAGACTACTGAAAGACCAAGCGATGCTCATTTGGCGGCTCGATCCCGCATGTCTCTGATGGAGTTGATCGTGAGCTTCACATCTGCCATGGCTTCGATACCAGCAGTGACAGCTTCGTCGTACTTACCCTCAAGCATCAGGTTGTGCAGACTCTTCAACGCCTTTTCCGCCATCATGCAGGGGTAGGCGTAATCTACTACCGCTTCGCCATTAACAATCGCCATAACTTTTTCCATATCCAGATTCGCAGTTAAGAGGTAAATCGGAGGCCCACTTGGGGCGCATGCGCATGCAGGACTCCACATAGGCTTGCGCTTCGTCAACATCCGCTTGAGGCACGACACACGCCACAGCGTCATGAACAGTCATCACAACGCGATACCGCTCGGCAATCTTGAGCATCTGATCGCCGATGACGATACGGGCTAGGGCTTGGCAGACATTCTCCACCACCTTGCCACCGTAGATTCGGTTCGGGATTGTGGCCCGGCCCTTCTTCACATCGTAGACATACTCGGTTCTGCCAGTCTCGGGGTCTTGTTGCATACGCAGGTTGGCGTACTTGAGGTACAGCCCGTTCGGTAGCCGGATGCCCTTGTTCCCTTCGACTTGCAGAACGCCGTCGCGCCCAAACTCAGTGTACTGGTTGGCAATGATGGCGTCCAGAATCTGCCCCGAGCGTTTCCACAGTTCGGGAATCTTGGGGTAGGTCTGGCGGTAGGTGTCGATGATCCGCTTGGTCTCGTCCAACTCAACATCCACGCCGAAGTTGCCAAGCTGGGTCTGGAACTTGGCCGCACCCATGCCGTAGCCCGAGCCAAGAATCGTAGTCTTGCCCACGAACCGCTCGTCCTTGGAGATGGCGTTGATGGGCTTTCCGTATATGGCGGAAGCCATAATCTTGTACACGTCCTCACCATTGTTGAACGCCCGCACAAGGTCGTCCTGCTCGGCAAGCCACGCCAGCGTCCGCGCTTCAATCTGGCTGGAGTCCGAGTCGATCATGTAATGGCCGTCGGGTGCCAGAATCGCAAACTTAAGTAGCGAGGTGCGGGGGAGGTTCTGGAGGTTGAGCTTGTCGTCCCCGCCCCAGCGCCCGGTGTGTGCGGCGTAGTAGCGTAGGGGTACGGGCAGTGCTCCTCGTTCGGCAATACTCAGAAACCTCTCCGTGCGCGTCTCCTCGATGGTGGACTTCACGCCCAGCCTAGCGGCAACCAAGGCTTGCACCTCCGGGTTGTCGTGCTCCAGCAAGCTACGGAACTCCTCGTCCGCTTTGGAAAACGCATAGGTCTGCTTGCCGTTAGCGGGACTGACCTTCATCGGTGGGCTGACACCGTACAGTCGGAGCAAGTCGGCGAACTTGGGGTTGCTCATCAACACCTCCTTGTCAGAGGCGGCGGCGTTTAGTAGCTTCTCTTTCTTTTCCTTGACCGTGGCAAGGTGAGAGTCCAGCACCTTCGTGTCTAGCCGCAAGACCGGATCACTGAACATCCGCACCGTCAGGTCGATCAAGCGTAGCTCAGTACCGGGGAAACCCTGAGCCATGCTCATGAACAGCGCGTAGGTCAGGGCCACATCGTTCTTGCAGTACTCACCGTACCGCGCCAACTGCTCGGGGGTGAAGTCCGAGCGCCGCTTGCCCAGCGCGTTCTCTACCTCGGTGCCCTTCTCGCCAAGTCCGTAGTGCTCGGCCAGCACCTTGAGGCTTCCACCTACTTCCGTGCCGTGCAGTGCCCGTGCCATGCTCAGCGTGTCAAGCCAGCCCTTGGGCCTGATGCCAAACACCCATGTCAGGATGGCACCGTCGAACGGAGCGTTGTGTGCAAGCGCGAGGTTCTCCTCCCACTGGAACTCTTTGAGGAACTGGTATATGGCTATGGCATCGCCGCTGAACCACTGTGGTTCAGCATCATCTACGGCTACGCTCACACCGATAACTTCAAACTGAGGGCTACGAACATACTCCTCAGTCGTCATCTTGGACAGGGAGAACTCCCTGTCGTAGTAGGTTTCAAAGTCGATGGTGAGGATTTTCACTCGTTGCCGCCCTTCAATAGTTTTATGCGCTCTTCTAGCTTGTCGAGGTTGTCCTCTCGCACCACCATAGCCAGTCCGTTCGCGTCAATTATCTGTTGCATGTTTTTTATTTGGAGTGCCGTAGCCACGCCCTTGCCTGCCTTTGCTTCGATAGCGAAGAAGTGCCCGTTCACACAGCACAGGAAGTCAGGCACCCCGGAGTTGCCGTAGCCCGTGCCGATTGGCATGGCGTAGTACACGCCGTGTTCCTTGAGGATGACCTTGATCTTGGCCTTGACCTTTGCCTCTGGTGTAGTAGCCATT